AGAATTAAAAGAACCAACTGATGTTAATTTTATGATGGCAATACCTGTAATGTTTAATAAATCGAAAAAATACAAAGGCAGAGGACAATCTATATTAGAAAAGAAACTAGATGCTTTTGATAGTTTTGACGAAGTGTGGAGTCAATGGGTAGATGCTATTAGAGATAATAGAACTATAACATATATCCCAGAGGATTTAATACCAACAGATAAAAATGGAAATTACTTAGAACCTAATACATTTGACAGAAGATATGTAAAGACTGGTTCCTCTTCATCAGAAACAGAAAGTAGCAAGATAACAAGAGAAAACAGCGATTTTGATTATGAAGGAATGTTACAATCTTATATTACAGCATTGGACTTATGCCTACAAGGCTTAATAAGTCCATCAACATTAGGAATAGATGTTAAAAAATTAGATAATGCAGATGCCCAAAGAGAAAAAGAAAAAGCCACACAGTACACAAGAGGTAAAGTAATAGATGTATTAGAAAAAGTTATTCCTAAATTAGTAGTAATAAGTTTAAAATGTTATGATTTAGCGAGAAAAAAATCACCAGGAGATTATAAAGCAAATGCGGATTTCAAAGAATATGCAAATCCATCGTTTGAAGCAATAGTTGAAACTGTTTCAAAGGCTAGACCAGGACAAAACATAATGAGTGTTGAAATGTCTGTAGATACTATGTATGGAGATAATAAAACTCAAGAAGAGAAAGATATAGAAATAAAGAGGCTTAAAGAAGAAGGTGGAGTAATTCAAAGAGAAGAACCAAATATAATGAGCCCATTAAAGTAGGTGATTAAATGCAGAATGATTACGATATTGAAAACATATTCGAACAAATAGAGAATGATTTAATATCATCTATGAAGAGGACATTGTGGAGTCATAAAAAAGATGAAAAAGTAAAAGGATTTGATTGGCCACAATGGCAAGCATTAAAATTAAAGCAACTAGAAGATTTCAGAAAAAATAATCAAGAAATATTTAAAAATTATAATCAAGACATAAAGTATGTTACTAAAATACAAATGAAAAAGCAATTTAGAGAAGGTGCAAGTAGAACAAATAAAGAAGCCATAAAAGCAGGAATAATTAAAAAAGAAGATTCACAATTAAGTGGATCTTTTTTTGGATTAAATGATAGAAAAATAAAGGCATTAATGAAGAGTACAACAAATGACATAAACGATGTAAAATATGCTACTTTAAGAATGGCAAATGACCAATATAGGCAGATAATATATAAAGCTGAGGTATATGCCAATACAGGAGCTAAAACAGTAAAACAAGCGATTGATATGGCAACACATGATTTTCTGACCAGAGGATTTAATTGTATTGAATACTCAAATGGTTCGAGACATAATATAGCAGATTATTGTGATATGGCTATTAGAACAGCAAATAAAAGGGCCAATTTAATGGGAGAAGGCGAAATGCGAAAGAAACTAGGTAATCCGTTAGTGTATATCTCAAAACATGGTGGAGCATGCGATAAATGTAGTCCATGGCAAGGAAGAGTATATATTGATGATGTTTGGTCAGGTGGCGAGAAGGAATATGGAAAATACCCTTTATTAAGTACTGCCATAGCGGGAGGATTATTTCATCCAAGATGTCAACATGGTTCTAGTACATATTATGAAGGAATCAATAAGGAACCAGAAGAGGTAACACAAGCATTAAATAACGAACATGAAGATGATGAATACACACAAGCGTTACAAAGACAAAAAAGGCAATATGAAAGATTAACATTAGGAAGTTTATTACCTGAAAACATATCGAGTTATCAAAATAAAGTAAATGAATTGCAAAATAAGATAGAAAGTAGTAAAATAGAACTATCAGATGATGAACAATATGCAATAAATCAATATATTGGTCCAGAAAGTTATAAGATAAATGAAATTCTAAGAAATAATCTAGAATTAACAAAGCAGCAAGAAAAAATTATAAATAACCTAGATAAAGTTTTAGATAAAATGCCGAATTACAATGGAATTGTTCAACGTTCGTTAATGCTAGATAAAAATCAATTAAAGATATTTTTTAAATTACACCAAGAAGGAAACATTATAAAATATAAAGCATATACATCAGCTACAGTAGGAAACAGATATAACAATTTTAGTAATGTTGAACTGCTAATAAAATCAATAAATGGTAAGGATATAAGAAAATATAATAAAGAAGAACAGGAAATATTGTTTAAAAGGAATACAAAATTTAAAGTAATAAGGAAAGAAAAGATTAAGGATATATATTATATTCAAATGGAGGAAATAAATGAGTAGTTTATCGTTTGAAGAATTTAATAAACTTTCAGAAGAAGAAAAAAGTAAACAATATAAAAATTTAAGCAATCATGATAAATTTTTAGCAAGAATGGCACAAAACCCCGGTGGTGAAGTTATTGGCTATGAAAAAATAACAGAAAAGGAAAAAAAATGGGCAGAAGAATTGCATAAACAGATTTTAGAAGAAAATAAGAAAGAAACTTGAAAAATGTAAAGTAATATAATATACTCTTTCTATAAAATAAAAAGGAGAATTAGTATGTTTTGTAGTAATTGTGGAAAAGAGTTAAATGAAGGAGATAAATTTTGCAGTAATTGCGGAAATCAAGTAATAGTAACAGTAGAGAATGATTTATATGGTGTGAAAAGTATTGTAGATCAATTTGGAAAAAATAGAATAGCCGCATGCAAGTATCTTTCTAATACATATAATTTACCTTTAAAAAAAGCAAAAGAACTGATAGACAAAGAGCATGAAAGAAGAATAGAAAATCAAACAATTTTAGAAGTTGCTAAAAATCAAATTGCCGAAAAAACTTTAAAAAGTCAAAAAGAATTGCAAAAAATAAATCAGTTAAAAGAAGAAAAAATAACATTTTGTCCTAAATGTCACTCAACGAACTTAACTGCACAGAAAAAAGGTTTTGGATTGTTAAAAGGGGCATTAGGAGTAGCAACTGTGGGTTTATATGGAGCTACAGCAGCAGGAATAGGAAAAAATAAAATTATACTAACTTGTTTAAATTGTGGATATCAATTTAAACCTGGAAAATAATAAAAGCACTCACAATATAAGTGGGTGCTTTTTGATACTAATATGATTAAACAAACCAAGTTTGGTCTTTTCTAAATTTTTCAAGTGCTTCTTTTTCAATTTCTCTAGTTTGATAGTGAAATTCATAATAAGCATTGTAATAAATTTGAGCAATTTCTTTTACAGTTTTTCCCTTTAAATCTTGATTTTGAGTATAAAGTAAAGCTAATGCTTCATCTTTATTTTTGGGGAAAGTAGATAAATTAACAGAATCAGACAATATAATCACCACCTTTCAGAAGCATTATAGCATAGGTAGTAAATAAAAACAAATTAAAACATCAGTAGAGGTACTGATGTTTTTTATGCAAGTTTAGTGTAACGGTAGCACAATAGTCTCCAAAACTATTAGTAGTAGTTCAAATCTATTAACTTGTGCCATTTTTAAAATTAGAGCTTAAGGCTCTTTTTTTATTATAAAAATTATAGTCGACGGACTTTAAATGGGGAGGTTCCAATATGGAAGATGAAAAAAATCAAAATGTAGATACTCAAACTACAACAGAAAACAATGCTCAAGCAAATAAGGAGCAAGGTGCTGTAAACAAAAATGAGGGTTCAAAAGGAAATGAACAAACAAAAACTAAAAGTAAAAATGGAATAACAAAAAATGATGATGGTTCACTTACTTTTGAAAGTCAAAAAAAGTTAGAAGAATTTGCAAAAAAGATGTTTGCAAAAGGTGCCGACAAGGCTGAAAAAGGTAAAACATCAGAAGAAGTTCAAGAACAGCAAGAAGAAACTACACAAGATGAAGAAGTTCGAGAAAAAAATGTTGCTACAATAGACTATACAGACAAAATAGCTCTTGCTATGGCCAAAGCAGGAGTAGATGTTAAAAAGGTCGAAAGAGCAGCGAGATTGGTTGATTTATCTAAAATTCTAGAAAATGGAATATTAGATACCAAAAAGCTTGAAGATGAAATTAATGCAGTAATTGCAGAATTTCCAGAGTTAAAAAATGCAACTCAGGAAGAAAAAGAAGAAAAAGGCTTTAAATTTGGAGCGACAGAAGGCGATTCAAACCAAGGCCAAAGAACAAAGAAATCTATACCAACAAAAAGATGGAATAGATTTAATTCATTTTAATTAAGAAAGGATGATTATTTATGGCATTAAATTATGCAGAGGTATGGTCTCCAGACCTATTAGAAATAATGGAGCAAGAATCATTAATTAGTCCATTTATCACAACAGCTGTTAAGTGGTTAGGTGCAAAAACATTCCACTTCACACAAATGAGTACAAGTGGGTATAAAACACACAATAGAAATGGTGGATGGAATAAGGGAACATTTACCCAAAATGATGTTCCATTTACTTTATCTCATGACAGAGACATATCATTTTTAGTAGATGTATCAGATGTAGATGAAACAAATCAAACAGCATCTATAAAAAATATTTCTAAAACTTTCCACAAGACTCAGCAAGTTCCTGAAATGGATGCATATTTTTTCTCAAAGGTTGCTACAGAGGCACAAAAACTAGAAGGATATCATAGTGCAACTGCAATAGCTACATATACTAAAGAAAATGTTTATTCTAAACTAAAAACAATATTGAAAGCTGGAAAATTGAGAAGATATGTAGGAATGGGAGCACTAATTGCTTATGTAAATTCTACAATAATGGATTTATTAGAACAATCTACAGAATTTACAAGAAAAATTGAAATGACACAAATTGCAGAAGGTGGAATAGGATTAGAAACAAGGATAACAGATATTGATGGAGTAACATTAATAGAAGTTATTGATGATGAAAGATTTTATGATAAATTTGATTTTACAGAGGGATTTGCTCCAGTAGCAAGTACATCTCATAAAATCAATGTATTAATAGCTTCACCATTAACTGTAAAATGTGTTCCAAAAATAAATAATATTTATTATTTTGCACCAGGAACTCACACAGAAGGGGATGGCTATTTATATCAAGACCACTCTTTATCTGATACATTTGTTTTTCCTAATGGAAAAAATAATAAGATAGATAGTATATATGTTGATGTAGATACAGCAACATATACGGCTCCTGTAGATGAAGATGAGGAGGAGGGATAATATGTCAAAGATAAAAATTGAAAAAGATAATGTTATATTATCTATCGATGAAGAAGAATTAGCACAATACAAAGCAAGAGGATATGATAAAGTAGGAGCTACTAAAAAAGTAGCTTCTAAAGATTTAGAAAAAGAAATTTCTAAGTTAAATAAAACTAATGAAGAATTAAATAAAAAAATAATTGCAGTAGAAAATGAAAAATCTGAATTGCTAAAATCTAATGAAGAATTAAATAAAAAAATTGCTGAATTAGAAAAGAAAATAAAATAAGAGGTGTTGCACATGATAACAGTTTATGCAATAAAAGAAGATT